AAGATATCATGAGCGGGGCCACTCCTACCGGGTAAAGTGGTAAGTCTATACTCACCCACGTTCTCTGGATTCACACGCACGATCTGATGGAAACCACCCGCCGCCGGGACATCGGGACCGACAGCGATACCCGGCCCTACGTATTGCTTCTCGATGGGAGAAAGGTTATTCATACGACCACCATCGAACATACGATCCCGCATCTCTAATACTTCATTACCACTTGACCGCCCCTGTGGTGCGATGTCCGAAAAATTATTTATCTCAACCTTGGGGTCGGGTAAATTCGATAAACTGACAGGCTTGGGAGACATGACATTAGGCATCTCTTCCTGAATAACCGGAACGGGCGCCTGTTGAACGGTGATGTTATACTCTTCAGTCTTTTTCTTTTCACTTAAAACTTTTCCTGCATAAGCTAATCCAGCGATAGCTACTAACGAAAGTGGATCAGCCATTCTTAATTTTAAGAGAGATTTTTATTGACCAGGATAACGCTTCATGAACTGCATATTCTGAGTTTCGGCTGTGGTACTGGCGGGTACATATTGCATCGTCTTGAGGGGAAGCTTGCACTTCATATCTTGGAGAGGGAACAGGTTCTGTTCGTACGTCTGAGTGACGATCTTGTTAAATCTAGATGTGGATTGAGGACGGAGGAGATCACTCGTCTCGATAAATTCAGCGGGAGCACCTTTACCCGCCATGAAGGGTGCGGTACCGTATAACATGGTGTTAGGTCGGCTAGAACCATAGTTAAGGGTACTGGGCTGGGGGTACACGAACACCTCGTCCGTGGCACACGCGGACGGGTGAGCAGGGTTTTCAACAATTTTCAGTCCTGGCTGAAGCTGATACGCCATTTACTATTACATGAGAATATTATCTATCTAAGCTGCTGGGCCGTTACCCCCACCAAACATACCACCTCTCTTATCGTCATTAGACGCCAATCCACCAAACGCCTCTAACTGCACACCCCGTGCATTAGGACTACACAGGGTCGGGTCCGACTTGCAGATCGGAGCACCCTTCTCACCATATAACCACTCAGCGAAAGCGGTCTGATCACCCGGAATAGTCGTCACGGGACCCGAAACAAACTGCCTAGAAAAGGCGTTTCTCTGAGCATCAGGCATCGGGGAGCGAGACTTCTGCGGACCATATGGGATGCGTCCTGACAACATGTCGTTCACTTCATCACGCACCGTATCGTACCTACAAGCTGAAGGGCGATCCGGTCGACCATCAAAATCACTCATCAAGACGTTCGCCATGGGATTATCAACCGTGGGAAGCTGACACTCCGGAACGTACGCCTCCTTCATCACCTTCTTTCCCTTGATCATTTTAGACTTTTCCATTACATAAAGAACCGATAAGACTGTAGCCCCTAATATGAAAATACGGATGTCCCGTCTGATGAGATACAGAATACATGTCGCGTAGATGACAAATCGAGCTGTAGCATTGATCCGTTCGGCTGTCGTCTGTTGACTGGTGGGCCAAAATTCGGTGACCTTATCGGACCTGACGACTTGCTTTGGATCTTCAAACAATGAGACCATTTATATTATGCGTAGTTTATTTTTTCATCATACCACTGAGCAGCCCCTGCATGGACTGCATAAGCTTATTCTCATCAATCTCGAGTTCGCCATCTTCGTTAGAAAGCTTATCCGCACATTGCTTGGCGACCGTCTCAATCATGCTAAGTGTGTCAGCTGGAATGGCGGTGATGGTAGTGCCAAGCATGTATAGCGTTTGAAGATACTGCCAAATTGCATCCTTAGTACCGGGAGAGGCCTTGGGCCAGCATCCCTTAAGGTTGATATCCTTGAGAAATTCAATATTCTCTGCATGTTCGAGGAAGAACGATTCGTCCTTAGAGTTGATCTTATCCACATGAGGGGTGACGTTTTCCATGAAACCGTCGACAATAATCTTGCCGTTAGTAGATCTCATGAGTTCAAAAGCGGCGATGTACTTCTTAAGACCCTTCTCCTCTGGGAAGGTCTTATGCAGCTCCATGAGAAACTGGCCCATCATGTCGTTAAACGCTGTAACGGAAGTCATATATAACATATGTTGCGATTAATCTTTAAGTTACTCAAAAAGGGTCGGTAGAAATGGTTTCACGCTTACCTAAACCATTAGACACGATAAAATAGACTAAAATGGCTACTAATGCAGCCGGTTTGGCATACGCACTCGTAGAAAGAGTGCCCTCGTCATTCAATCGAGCTTTGCCGTGAATGTATAAAGCGGTGAGTGCGGCAGCAATCATGGCCGCAGAAGCTGGATCACGGAAGTATTCGTCCATATTTAATAGCGGAGTTTTTTACTCCTGGCATCTGCGGCATCGGCGAATAGGTCACCATCTGAACGCTGGGGCTGCTGGGGACGGGTGCTCACGGTTCTAAACTCATTTTCAAACGGATTGGGCGCCGGTTCTTGCGGGGCCTGATACTCTTCCATCGGTTCCTGATACTCTTCACATGGTTCTCCCATTCCATCTTCAACTCCGCCCATGGGATGTTCCATCCCCTCCCCTTCCATTCCCTCAGCTCCTTCCATTCCCTCAGCTCCTTCCATTCCCTCGGCCCCCTCGGCCCCCTCGGGCCCCTCGGGCGCTCCAAACCCGCCACCCATTTCACCCGGGCTTTCTTCGTCGTACTCTTGGATGTTATCCTCGACCATATCCGCATCTTGGGGGTCGAGCATGTCCTCACCGTTAGAAGCCATGTACGTCTGTAAAATTTGCTGAACAGGGATCAACTCCTTCACAGTCGTCTCTACACACGTAGTAAATCGCTCATACAACTTATCGTTACGCGCGTGCTCTGACTGGCTATCAGTGAAAATGTAAGGATCGCGATAAAGATCTTTAGCCGCGTTCTTGTAACATGTATGAATGAAAACCTCGTTAGTAGGAAGTTTGACGGACATCTTCTTAGAATCGGAGCTCAATCGAACGGCAGAGAGAATCTTTACAGAGCTGACAAACACCGCGGCGACTAAATCTCTAAACCACGCACAACGCGCGGCGATATTCTCCGTGTGCTGGCGAGCCATAGTCTCATTCCATTCGGGAATGTCTTTCAGTAGGTTTTGGAACATTATTAAAACCTTTCGACCCTTGGACAGTTTCTGAGCCTCTGAATACATATCTTCAAAAACTTCAATCATGACCGGGCAAATGAGAATGCACAGTTGTTCCATATATTCGCGCTTAGCCTCGACTAAAATGTTCAAATTATCCATTTATGATAGACTGGTCTTTTTTTATTAGCATTACTGCGCATCTCTCCTGTACCTATTTGCCACTTTCTTAAGATTTACTAGGGTAGGGAAATCTTCTATATGATCCATGGGTCCAGAACTCACCCTGTCCTTTTTAACTTTCCACGTTATGGAAAGTCCGAAATTACCCGTTATGTGCACTATGAAACCGCCGAGTTCAAGCTGTCGTTTGAGATAAGACGTCGCCTTTAGACGATCGTACACGGGATATCCCACTAGAAATGCGGGTACTTCGAAGTTTACCCGCTTCTTTTGAGCCTCAACTGCTCTTCGTATCTTACGGGAAATTTGTTTATACAATTCCACATACGTTTCTTTCTTCATACGATTTCTATTGTTGGTTATTCGCGAGATCTCCTCTACGCTTATCATTAATATTACCCGGACTTAAATTTAGCATTTCTTCCTCACCTTTAACGATTTCAACAAACGGAATATATTCATGTCCTTCGATACCACTCTCAAATGGCGTTCTATTCGCAGGGGGGTTGACATCCATCGGCTGGGATCGAGCACTTATGACTCTCACGTTTGGTTTACCCGCTTTACCTATCGTGCTAGCGTTTGTGACGAGAATATCGACGGAGACCATGAAACCATAAGGAAAGCCCCCGCGCTTCAATACCATAAACATACATCTATACATACCGTGATTTTTATGCTTGTGTACGAATTGCTTCAATCCACTCGTCTCTATGATATAGTTGTTTATACCGGTCTTTTCCTTGATGTATTTACTCGTCGTGAGCACCAGGGACTCCATTATGTCATGGTTCACGATGGGTTTCGTGGACATATATTCCGCCATATTTGGTAATGGATCGTTCAATGCGATAACCCCACTCTCATTTGAAGCCACTGAGTACTTTTCTTCCCTGGACATCAGTAACAAAATGACCAGTATGAATAACAGGATGTTTATCATTTAATATAGACCTTTAAAAAAATCGTGTGTAATTTTCTGATTTTTTTTGACTCGATATTTTAGATGTCACTTTTGGTGTTCAGTCCGAAGTGTAAACATAGTATGGATGTGATCACGTTTATTAACAGTCATAACCAATTGAAACAGATTGTGCATTATCACAACGTGTCAGAATTGGGGATTCCTCCACAGTACAGATCAAAAATTACCAGGGTTCCTACGATGTTGACAAAGCATGGAAAAATTTTAGTCGGTAAGGAGATTCAAAATTGGTTGGAGTCTCTTTTACCAGTACGCGAACTCGAGACGTGTGGGTTCGGGGGTGGTCCGAATACGACAACTCTCGACGGTGAAGGAACTGATGAAATGTTTACGATAGAAAATTACGGGAGATCGTTACAGCCACCTATGACAGCAGAATTAGAAGCAAAGATTAATCGTAAGGTCGAAGACGTCGCTTATACGGATATAAAGAATTGAGTTGTGGTCAAAATAGTATGAAACTTGTGACTGTCCAAGCTGCAGCCATAAAGTCTACATTTGAAGTCTTAAAGGATATACTTAACGACGTGAACATCTATTTTAAGCCCGATGGAATGTACATCGTCACTCTCGATACGGCTCGAACTTCGCTTATAGACATGCATCTCCCAGCCGAGAACTTCGAAGAGTACGAGTGCAAGGAAGAGATAGACTGCGGTGTTAACATGACAAACATGCACAAGCTTCTTAAAACAATCACAGTCAACGATATTTTGATAATATCCGTTCAGTCGAAGGAACATATGAACATCGAGATTCACAGTGAACAGAAGAAGACATCCACGAAGTTTGAACTAAAACTTTTGGACATCAATGAAAACCAGATTGAAGTACCAGAGATGCATATGATGGTGAACACACCCATACCTTCTATCGACTTCCAAAGAATCTGCAGAGATATGTCTAACATAGGAGACGAATTGGAAATCCACCGAGGCGGAAACGCATTACGACTCGTATGCAAGGGAGATTTTGCTAACCAGGAAACGGAAATTCAGTGTGTGGAAGAATGTCCCATGATGTCTGGTACGTACTCACTTAAATACATGAATATTTTTACAAAGGCTACGAGTATGTGTTCGACTGTGCAAATCATGCAAGAAGAGCAGAATCGGTTCTTGATTCTGCGATACAACGTAGCGAACCTGGGTGACTTGAAGTTCTACCTCGCGACTAAGGTAAACGAAGATCAGACATAAGACCCGTCGACGTGTCAACTGTTTTCATCATTCCGAAACAGTTCTTCAACTTAATACGAGGAAGTTCATTTTTCAGTCTGTCTTCGCTATAAAATAGCATATCCTTAATCATCACCTTTTCACCATAAAAGTCCGAATTTGGACCCGCGTACCGCCGAATTTTGTCGAGAACGTCCTTTACTGGCTTGTCATCACAGTCCAGTAATTGTGCGCTTGTGAGAGGAATATGGAAAGACATGGCAGTCGATTTTTTAGGAGGCCATGAATAATTATTGTTGTAGGTCAAAAATTTATACATACGATTTTCGTACCAATAGCTGATTCTGACCAGAATTCTTGTCACCGCTTCAGGTGGTGTGGGAATGGGGTCGCCGATAGAAATACCGGCATGTTCAAGATCCTTTTCGTCGATCACGTACGATTTCGTATCAGGTTCAATTTCGTAACTTTGGCTTATCCAAAGGGGGTGCTCCGTTGTCTCGGCAGAAAAATCTTTAGAATGATCGACAAAATACTCGATATAGATATCATCGATTGTGTAATCACGTTTAGCGAAAATAAAATGCATCACCTTTTTTATCCCATAGATTACGTTAATTAAAAACTTGTGCAGTACTTTCATTAACGTTAATGGAGGGCAATTTTTTAAGCAGGTATAATAATCGAGTAGAAGAACTGACGAGCAAAATAAAAAGTGACCCGATTAATAAACGTGAATACGAACAGGAGTTATCGGATTATATAGCTCGGTGCATACCCTATGTACGACAATATGTAGACGACACAGAGGGGGAAGTGACCACCGATAATATTTTCAACTGTAAAGAGACTGCAGGTAAACAGAAGAAAGATATCTACGTCGAATATCTAGTGAACGTTGAAAGAAAGAATATAGATCGACCCATAGAACGCAAGCTCATAGATCGGTGTCCACGATGCCCGGATAGCAACGTGTTTCATTTCAGTGACACGAGCGAGATGGTATGTGATTCATGTGGTGTAGTACTGGATGTGTTGATAAGCGAAGAGCTCACGTACAAGGAAGAACAAGAGACATCAGCCAAGGTTATCAATTATTCTTACAAACGGGATAACCATTTTAACGAATGGCTCTCACAGTTCCAGGCACAAGAAATGACTACAATTCCACCGGAAGTTATCGAACAGTTAAGGAATGAATTTAAGAAGATCAAGATTAAATCCGTAACTGAGATTACACACGCAAAGGTTCGTTCGCTACTCAAGAAACTTAAACTGAACAAGTTTTACGAGCACGTGCCGTTTATTACTAATATTTTGAGTGGTATCTCACCACCCAAAATGCCCCAACAACTCGAAGAACAGTTACGAATGATGTTTCGAGATATTCAGAAACCGTTTGATGACAACTGTCCATCCGACCGAAAGAACTTTTTGAGTTATTCGTACGTACTTTTTAAATTTTGTGAGTTGCTATCTGAAGATTCTTACCTTCAATACTTCCCTCTTCTTAAATCCAAGGAAAAGCTCCACCAACAAGACGTCATTTGGAAAGCAATCTGCCGGGATCTTCAATGGGAATTTATTCCGACAGTGTAACTTCCGCGATTTGCGGTTGTAACCCTTCACCGGGCGGGAAATTAATCAGGTACGCAGATGTTAAGTCGAGTTGTGTGAGGTACTTTTTAGCTTGTGCGATCATGACATCGTTGAGACTTTTAACCGTTTTGAGTTCGAGAATGGTAGTTCTTCGCACGATAATATCAGCACGCGCCATTCCCACTACGTGATTCTTGTAATAAATGGGTACATGTCTCTCAGACTCGTACGGGATGTTCAACTCTCGAAGACCCACTTCCATTGCATTATGGTACACACGTTCACTGTGACCTGAACCAAGAGACGTGTAAATGTCATTAACCATTTTATGTATATCTTCTCGGAGTGATACTGCTACGTTTCTCTCATTTCGGAGATGGCGATCTATGATATCCTCGTAATACTCTTCGGACGATTTCTCGTTGTCTGCCATTTGTTATATTGGTCTTCATATCTTTATACACTTAAAGACAACACGCTAGATTAATATAGAATCCAGTTAGCTCAGTTGGTTAGAGCGCGGTGCTTATACAACAACGTATATAAAATGACTTCACTGTCATAGAAGCAACGCCGATGTCACGGGTTCGAGTCCCGTACTGGATATCTCTTTTTTTATGCACCAGTACGTGCATAAAAAAAGCGATTCTTAAAAACTTTAATATAGTTATACATGTCAACCGATATTTATACGATGAATTTATCAGAAAGTTCTGATGGCATGGTTCCTATAGACATGGATAATCGATCTAACGCATTCGTACCGGAAGCTCAATCTAACACGTACGCGCCAGAAATCAACCAAGAAAAAAATATACACGATTATAAAGACGACATGGACTCTACTCCTATCAGCGATGTTTTAGGTGGTCCCCAAGAAGGCACTTCTCTCGAACCCCCTCTCATGGCGGTTGACCCTCGTGCGGTTCAAGTGGCGCAAGCGAATGCCATGATGCCCCAGGTTCAGGCTGCCGCCCAAAAGACCGAGGATCCGACCAAGAAGAAGAATCCTTTTGACCTCACTGATGATCAATTACACACTCTCATCGTTGTCTTCGCCACGGCTGCTGCTGTAAGCAAACCTATTCAAGAAAAGCTCGCGAATACGGTTCCCAGGTTTTTAAATGCTCAGGGTAATCGTAGTCTCGTAGGCTTAGCGTCTACCGGCGCGGTTGCTGGTGTCGTGTTCTACATCACTCGTAAATATTTCTAAATCGTCTCGTACGGAAGACTGAAATCAATCAATCCTAATCGCGAGATAAGTCCGATCATAAGAATCCATGATAAGCATATCGTAAGAAGTGCAGGCCATGCTTTCTTAGCATCCTTTTTCCCGTAATTCTTGAAAATATCCTTAAGATCTCCTATCACTTGTGTCAATCCATAGACAATCCCACCCGAGAAAAGAAGGGCTAAAAAGACGTGACTCGTTTTCCCACTTACGATGATCGTCTTATTGGCTAAGACGTACACTAAGAATGGGAGAATCGTCGTCACGAGGGCGATGTTACCCTCGTACGGCATCCATTCGGCGCGCGTGAGAAACATACCAACCATAACTAAAATCCACAAAAGCAGAGAACCGCCTATCGTTTGACTCCACCTGGTGGGGTCTATTCCTGGGAAGAAATCGGGTTGTCGTAAGCCTGTGTCAGACATTTATATTAACCTAGATTATTTATCAACAATCTGCTTACCACAAAATGGAGTCAGCGTTCCTATGTTGTCGTACACTCCTATAGTTATCGCCTCGTTACGAAGCTCTTCATAGTTGTCCCAAAAATTATCACTATGAGAATATTCGTCCACGGTACAGTGTGCAAGTTCATGTAATAAGACATGGAACACGTGGTTTACTTCACCATCGATACATAAGCCTATCTCCTGACCTTTGTTCGTGTTGTACCCAACTCCCCTCATGAGAGACCCTTTGTATGCGACGATAGGAATCTCGTCATGTATCACGCGAAACTTTGGTTCGTTGGTTGTCTTCAGGTGTTCCCTGAGAGTGCGATATCGCTCCTTCACCTCTTCTAATACAGGTTCTTTACGAGTTGTATACCATAACAATATGTTAATAATGATCAGTACCGGTATGATCATCTCTACTATACGTAAATATAAATTTGCTGTACAATTCGGATATTGGATTTCCTTTTAAACCCTCCCATGTAGTCATCATCAGACCCATATTCTCGAGATGTGTAATGAGCATATCCTTATGTGCCACAGGCTCTGCCTTGGGACCATCTGCATAATACGGAGTGTCGCATAAGTGTACAAATAACTTTTCACCAAATTCACCGTAACTCGTTCCCTTCATTTGAAAGAAATTACCCATATCGTCCTTATATGGAGTCTTAAAAATGATTTTTTCTGAATCTGGTATGATTCCAATGAATTTACCCCCGGGTTTTACCCGACGTTTGATTTCTCGAAGAGTTGACAAGAACAAATCACGTGTTTCAAAAATATAGTGTAACGCAAAATTGTAGCACACCACATCATACTTGCGATTTGGACATGCTCGGATGTCTCCATGGTAAAAGTTAACTCTCATCTTCATATTCTTAGCCCGTCGCTTAGCTTCATCCAGTGCCTCTGCATTGGGCTCACACATATTGATATTGACTTTCATCTTGGACCATTTTTGAAGATCTCCACCAAAACCACACCCGACGTCGAGTACACTGATACCCGGTTTACAGACACTCTCGATGAGTACCCGCTTTTCGTTATTGTGTAATCGACGCAACTCCTCCATACTTTATGATTGCATAAAAACTTTAAATATCGCTCCGACTTAAGTTTAATGGCTTAAAGTTTTTATGCAATATAAGAACATATAATGTCTCTTGAGCAGGATTATACGACTGTTCCCGGTCAGCTTTTCGCATGCCTTAGCGTCGTTGGACCGGAGTGTCCGCAAAAGAATGATAAGTTTGGAATCAAGATCCGAGGCGCTTTCAGTACCCGTGACGAGGCGGCTTCCCATGCGAAGCGTCTTCAAAAGGAAGATGCCACGTTTGATATTTACGTCGTGGACATGTATAAGTGGCTACTGATCCCCCCGGATCCTGCTAAGATCGAGGATGCGCATTACACGAACGAAAAGCTAGAGGAGTTGATGTCTGGATATAAGGAGAACCAGGCCCAGGCTGCTAAGATGTTTAACGAGCGTAAGCGTGATATGGTTGAGGCTGCTACGTACAACAAACCTGGTGATGAGAACTCTCGATTCTATACCAAGCCGGACGAGCCTCCGATTAGTCACCCCGCGGAGGTCATCGAGCGTCTCAAGAGCGAAACGCCTGATGCTCCCATGGAAGAACTTGTGAAGAAGGCCGACGAGATCGTCAAGGCTGAGATTGAAGAGCGTAGGAAGAAGCGCGAGGCTGAGCTCAGCATTGCCGAAGAACCTGACGAGGGTGAGATTACCGAGGCGAAGGACGATGGTGAGGAGGAGGTTACTTCTAAGGCGTAATTGTACAAAAAAATACAAACATTATGTGATCATATTATTAAAAAAAATCTACCTTCTTAATAATACGATGGCAACAGACTATAAACAGCGTGTCGAAAAAGCCCTCGCGGAACAGGCTGAAAATGAAAAAAATGCAGGACCGCGTGAGGTTGGGTACGTCAGTTTCGGTCATCCTAAAAATTTTAGGCTAACGAGAATAAGTATATTAGATGATGAAATGTATGAGGCTTCTCAAGTAGTTACTGATGGTGTAATTAGACCAGCAATTACTAGAAGATCGGAAAAACTTTTAGAAGACGAACGTACGCCAGTGAAAGAATTTTTACCCGCTTCACCCGGGGCGAAGGATAACTGGCTGCATAGTCTTCCCCATGAAGAAGCCTAGAATAAAGGCTACGAATATAACAATATAGGCAACCTTATCTAGTGAGTTAAAAAAATCGGGAACCTTAGGTCCACCCGACAATTGTGGAGGTGAATACATAAAATGTTGTGGAGGAGGTTGCATGTAATACTGCTGTTCCTGTTGTTCTTGAACGGGTTCTTCTACCGGCTTCTCGTCTAAAAGCTGTGGGTTATATTCTATGGGATTCCCTAATTCCGTTTCCATATGGTAATTATTATGTCCATTTTTTTAAGCCTCATATTCCTCATCAGATTCCTCATCATCATCGACAACGAATCCCTTTAAATTTCCGTTCTCATCGGCTTCGCTGTCCGAACATTCATCCTCTGTATCAGTTTCAGTTTCACATAAATCGTCATCTTCTGAATTGTAATCAGTATCATACTCATCGTCGGAAAAGTCGTCGTCACAGACGTCTTCTGTGGGTTCTAAACGCTGGGGTTTCCTCGATATCCTACCGGATCGGGTTAAAACAGGCTGCTCTTCAATGTCTGTCATTTATACATCTCACGCAAAATTCTTTTAAATGCCTTTATTACGCTAAAGCTGATAATATATTATCCGTAACGATATATTCTCTATTGTTACACGAACAGACCTGTACAATTCTATTCTTTACGATTTTGAACTGTGTAGACTTAGAATTACATTTCACACACGTTAAATCGGTGTAGACTATACGCTGAAACTTAGATTTTTTAGTAACACTTTTGACCACGAGAGGGGTACTCGTCATGTTTTTATTTATGAAAGTCTGTAACATACCCACACCCTTAACCGTGTCATCTTTCTTCACTTCTAGACAGGGCTGACATGCCATCTGCGGTGTCTCGTACATGGATGGTTTGTATCCATCTTTGTACAATTCCTTAAAAATTGTGTCGGGTAAGCGATGCTTTCGTCCATAAAAATCTCTGCAAAATCCAAACCTTCTACCACGCATGGTTTCACATGTACAAAAACACCTTTGCGCGATAGTATGTCCTTCAATTCTAAACCATACATGATTTGATGCGTGTGAGCGTTGAAGATTTTCACAATACTTCGAATTTGTAGACAAAAGGTAGACGTTTTTATCATGGTACATTTTCGTAATTTGCGCGATATCTTGGCCGTCCAAGTTCTTTTGTATGAATGCTTCTATATCTTGAACGACCTTCTCGTTTGAAAATACGTTCTTTGTCTCGCGCAATGTAAACCCTCCTTCGGTACGCGTCGAACCCTGTACGATGACGGGAATTGTCACCTCGGTTCGAAGGGTGGCCATTTCCATAATCTCGACACTTGGTTTTTGGTTGTGAATACGTGAAAGAGAGGACGTGTCGTATGAATACATGAGTATGGGTCGGTATTCTCCTTCGATTATTTTACCTTTTTCACATGACGCACATCCACGTCCTTCACACGCATCGTGTTTAGCCTTTTTATGCGACCAAGGCATGCGAAATCCACTTCCTTTCACGTTACGTCTTCCACCACCGTACACGGCGGTATCTACGATATCTTCCCATGGTTTTCCGGGAAACAGCAAGGACAGTGATGACACGATATGTGAATGCAGGGCCATAGCCGAACCATGATCGACGACAAAGTTGGGCCAGTTCATATGGATTCCATGCTTAATTTTATCGCGGGATGGTTTCGGTTCAGCTACTGAAACGAGTACATCCTTGCCTCCATAATGAGTGACGCGATCACAAATTGTTCGAACATATTCTTCAAGTCTTTCGAATGAGAGCTGTTCAGTATCCTTGTAATCCAAATCTACAAAAAAGTTAAACGTGTCCGTTTTCTGCTCGACCACGTACAACTTTTCCCCATTACGAATACACTCCACGTACTTTTCGTAAAAATCTTTCAATCTATCAAAAGGAACAGATAGACGACCACCGTCCATGAGCACATGTGATAGATTGGAGCCTTGTTTAAAGGTGAAACCTTGTTTTTGACACCAGGATCTAAACATACTTAATTGATTATATACTCACCTTTTTAATACTCTTCATCACGCCACACGGAACTCCGCCAAGAGACATCCCTTAGCTCTTCTTCTTCCGTGCTTAATTCTTTCTTTAACACCATAAGTTCGTAAACTGTTTTCTCCTTCACTTCTTCAATGTACTTATCAGCCCGGCTTTCACTGTACGCCTTTCTATCTATGAGTACTTCCTTGATTTGCTGAAGGATATAGTTCTTCGACTTCATTATTTTATAGAGAAGGTTTTTCTATTAAGTGAAGTCACGCATGCGTAAAACTCTGGATTTTCTAGCACATTGGTCACTATTCGTTCCCAACGCCTACGCTGGTTAAACTCTACTAGAGTGTCAAAACTCATAAAATCGTTTTCATCATATGTACGTTTCATGTGTATCTTTTTCGTATGCATTTTATGTTTCTCTTCATTAAATCGACGAACGAGTTCAAGTTGCTCCGTTTTAGAATAGTCTACAAAAAACACGAACACAGTGTATTCCAGTTCTATATTAGGCTCTTCTTTAACGTTAAATGAGAAACTCGTATATTCACCATTTTTTAGTGAAACAACCCCTCTTGTCTCTTCTTCTAATTCTCTCAACGCACATCGTAAAGGGCAAAATATTTCCCGCCGCCTGCACCCACCCGTGACAAAAATCCACTCTTTGAATCTTTTGTCTCTCACCGTTAGAAACCGGGGGGTTTCACCAGCAAACGTGACAGGAATAGCAATAGCTTTATGTTTTTTCATTGCACATTAGCCTCTATAATCCCCTGATAAGATTATTGAGCCTGATTCTTCTCACTCGAACGCGTAGTACGTTTCTCGGGTACATTAACTGGTTCCTCCTCATCGATGACCTCGATCTTCTTGGCGGTAGGCTGGTTCGTGGGAGGAGCCATCATCTGAGCCGCCGCCGCGGCGTTCATGTACGCCTGTGACTCTTCAACTTCACGCTCGATAAAGCTCTTAACCTGATCAATCTCTTCTTGAGACTTCTTGAGCTCCCTGTAGAGATAAGCAGATGCAACAACGCAGATAACTACAGCGGTAATAATCGCCGTATCGCGATCAAGGCCGAACATATGTGATTTAAGAATGTTTTTTGTTTTTAAGTAGATATAATGGCACCCATTTTAGATTGTTGGCCTTCTGGACACGGGTATCCATGTTGTGCAAATTGAATCTCCTGATAGTGTGCATCCTTGCACGGTGCATTTTCGACGGGAATATATTTATTAAGTGTTCCGGATTTAGGATCGTAGGTGATCATAAAAACGAATATTACTAGAAGAAGGAACACCCACATTTAATAGTACGTGGGAATTTAGTTGCTGTACATTAAACCACCCATACCCTGTTCGATGCGCAGAATGTTGTAACCGACCGCGTAAATGTCAGACTTGAAAGTACCCTTATCCGTCACGAGACGAGCGGAGTCAACCCGGGAGAAGTTAAGCTCACCGGTAGGCTGAAGCTTGGCAGTGTCAAGACAGAAGGGGTAAAGGAAATGTTTCGTGAGACTACCATCGAAATCGGCGAACGGTGTGTGATAGTAGATAGAACCGGAAGTATAGTGCGGGTTCGCGAGCTTGGCATCCCCAACATCCGTACCGTTGATCTGAAGCTTGGTCTTTGCTTGGGCTGTGCCGACGAAATCGTCAGCCGCGGTGCGGTACGAGCAAAGGAACTTGATGGGATGGTTGAACGAAAGCTCCTGGACGGCAGAATCAGACTTAATAGCCTTTTGCGTCTGAGTGATGAGCATGTTCTGAGGGGTCGAGGCGAGAGCCGTGCGCTCATCGGTATCGAGGTAGATGAATTGAGCGTGGACCTCGTACGCGTCACTGGCGAGCGTGGTACCCCAGGTAATTCTAATCTCAACGTCATGGTATTGAAGGGCCACTAAAGGAAGAGCAGACTGCGCATTCTCACAGAAAGAAAACCGTAAAGGGTAAATCATAGTAGTGCCAGCGCCGTTCTGCAGGGCCTTATGGGACTTAGAGTACGTCTGACCGAGAAGAAGGGGGGCGAGACGCTGAGAAAAGCTGGAATCGTGGGTATCAATAACCTGACCCCCCACTAACAGCTCGACCTTGGCAATTTCAGCCTCCCAACCCGCAGGGGTGCGAAGACTGGGGGTGTTACGGTTGGTGATGTACACATAGCCGAGAAGGTCACCCTTGCGCTCGAAACGCACGGTCGACATACCGTTCGCGACGGGGTTACCCTGGATAACCTGCTTCTCGACGGTCTGAGCAAAATTCGTATGGCGCTTGTAGGTAGAACGGAAAAAGGAAACCTCGGGACGGCCAACAATGTGCGCATCCTGGGCTCCAATAGCAACGAGCTGGGCGATTCCACCGGACATGTTTTATATTATACTACGGTTTTATTTTTTTAAGTATCAGAATAGAGGGACGTGAGGATGAAGAGACTCTGTGAGTAGAAGTGACACGATACCGATCATGGCGAGCCGACCGTTCACGAGTTCGGTCTCGGGCTTCCAAAAACCCTGGACATACCCCTCATCCTTAGGGTTCGCTGCTGTACCGAGGAAGGCGAGGGCGGCGACCGCGACAGAGAGTCCAACGTTATCGTGAAACTGCGTGCTGATAGAATTACCAGTCATGACTTCATCGATCACGGCGGCTGTAAATCCGATCATAGCCGCGCGGCCGTTGACACGCTCGGCGACGGAAAGGAAATCATTGGAGCGCTCTACCTTCTTGAGAGGGGGAACTCGCGAAGAAGTCGTCCTAGGCTTAGACTTGATCTTAGAAGGCGTGTTCACAGCGACGATAGGATTGAGCGCAGCAATGCAGGACATTGTACTTTTAGATGGCGGGAAATCTTTAAGCGATTCGCTTTTCGAGATCTCCTACGCGAGAGAGAAGGGATGCCACCAATAATTCCACCGTGGCAAGTTTGGATTTTTCTGATTGGAGTTGAGTTTCTAGTTCTACTATATGTGTCTTATCAGCTTCAAGTCGTCTGTCTAATTCTTGTATTGAACTTACACAAATCGGTATAAAAATTTCTTTTTTGAGGAACACAAAGTCGTCCACCTCCTCTCCGTAGACGAATATCCGGTTTCCACTCACCACCTCCCCAGTCTCATCCACAGATGCCATCTTCTCTGTGAGGTCTTCGTCCACTCGTATAGTGTGGTCGTCTATAACCTCCACTATGTTGGTGTATGTTTCGCCACCGTCCGCTTCCATGAGTTTGATTTTCGAAGTGTGATTGTTTAGTTGTGTTGTGGTGAAGTTTGTAAATGTAATCACGTTTGATTGACTTACATTAGACAGCTCGTAAATGTTAGGTATAAAGTCATTCTGTAAAAGTGTTGCGTGAGGTAATGTCTCTCTAACTTCTTGGGCTATAAATCCGTATACTGGCGTTGAACCACGACTGATGGTGTCTTTATAACAATACCGCTTGGGCTTTATGAGCCTTAAAATGTCCAGAGCCTCCCCATCGTCGATGTCAGTGATGTCTGTCTTGATCCTACGATCACTCGAGTTGGCTGCACCACTCGTCGAAATGAAATACGAATTTGTGATAATAGCTCCACTTGCAAATATACCGCCTCCAACTCCGTGACTTGTATCTGTGGTCGTCGCTACATCATACTTGAAGTAACGTCGACTGCCTGTGTCTTGACCTCCAGCACTCCCTACAACATGTAAGGGGAGTAATGGATTTGTCGTGCCTACACCCACATTTTTATTGTATTTTATCGTCAAGGGTTCTCTAACCGTGTCGTTGTCTTTGACGCGGAACGCCATGTTCCATCTATCACTTGTGCCTGGAATACCTGCAGCACCATATACCCGTATCGCTCCACAATCATTTTGTAAATCATTTGTATGTCGTCTCTCTACACGAAACTCAATACCAGTTCCTATACCTTCTAGAACCTCAGTCGAACTCGATGACACAGTCGACACTGTCAAAGGGTATATCGTCGTGTTATGCGAACTATTTGTTCCCAACACTTCTAATTTACTATTTGGGCTCGTCGTCCCGATACCGACATTGCCCGAGCTGGTAATGTAGAATTCCTGACCAAATGTCGAACCGTTGTATATTCCAAACTGACCACTAGCACCATTACCAATATTCCAAGCGTCGTCGTTAGCGTTATAAAGTCCCATCGCACAACCGCCAGCTGAACCTGTACGCTTCAATGTAAAAGCTGTAAAGTCTGCTGAATCGACTTGAAGTTTTACAATGGGACTTGTCGTCCCAATACCAACATTCCCTGTAGACCTATAAATATCTGACCCACTTAACGTGAAATAGTTGGTTCCATCGGCTCCCGCCAGACCTTCTGGACCTTGGATACCTTGGATACCTTGGATACCTTGTGGACCCGGTACGGTCGAATCTGCACCTACCGGTATGTTGAAATTAAATACCGCATTTTCAGATGTTCCAGAATTCGTAACACTCGCACCACTTGAATTCGTGACCGTGGTCACCGTACCAACGGTGATCGTACCGGAAGGTCCTTGTATTCCCTGTACTCCCTGAATACCCTGTATTCCCTGAATACCCTGGTCACCCTTTGGAATAGTAAAATCAAAAACAGCCGCCGATGTTGTACCAGAGTTTGTCACCGAAGCCGACGTTCCCGCGAGTCCAGTCGTTGTCGTACCAGCCTCTATCGTCGCAGCATCACCAGGAGGTCCCGGTGCGGCGACGACGTTATTTAGCCTCGAGCCGTCACCCACAAATTCAGTCGCTGTGATGCGACCCGGGTTTGTACTATCGTTGATGACGACATCACTTCCTACGCGAAGATCTGTATTTACGTAGGCGTTACTGTTTACGTGTAAACCTGCATCGGGATCCGTGGTGACGAGACCTACACGATTGTTATCCGTATCAACGAATAGTTGCGAAGATCCTACCAATAAATTACTAGTGATGTCCACCTTTCCTGTGAGGACGTGACGGTTCGTATCACTCATCTATAATTAATGAAGATCTTTATCCGTTGGTGATTATTGCATCTACATCGTACCGTATCATGTATTCGTGTTCCTGTGGTTCTTTATGGGTATACGTAAAGACTTGTATTCCTCGTTCTTTACAATATCCTATAAATTCGTGGTCGAGTGATGTCCAGTGAAGTACCACACATTGAACACCTTTGGTCACCATATCGAATTCATGTTGTGTGAAAGTTGTCTCGAGGGTCGTACCTATGTTAAAATTTGAGGGTAATAATGCCACGAGTTTACGATTAAAGCTGGAAAAGTAAACTTTACTGGTATCCTCATCTTGATAAAATCTTTGTAACGCAAACGCGACGAGTGGGTCGTTACCCTTGATATCCAATATGAGTACCACATCACGTATTCCCGGTAGAGTGTCGTAGATTTCCTGTAATGAACATATACCCGCGTTCTTTAATTCGTCGAACGTGAGTTCGTTTACAAACCCTTCGGGTGTATACACGTCGTGGTAAACGACGATTTCTCCCGTTTTGCACAATTGCACGTCTATCTCGACTCCATAATATTCGCGGTCTAAAGCTTCTTTTATTGCAGGTACGGTGTTATCCTCGTGCTTTCTTGAAACTCCTCTATGAGCGATATATTTCATCCCTACTATTCCAAAACATCTTTTACATCCGGGTCACGTATGTAAAAGGTGTTGGTTTCTCCTTCTGCCGGGTTCGAACCGACGACCTACAGGTTAACAGCCTGTTGCTCTACCAGCTGAGCTAAGAAGGAATAAGCTCCCACCAAGATTCGAACTTGGGGTGGTGGATTCAAAGTCCACAGTGTTAACCAACTACACTATAGGAGCGGATATATCTTCATGTAACGAATTATCTTTAAGTTCGTATATGTATTTAAAATAATACATGACCATTGAAAATAAACCCGCTGCAATATTCGTGATCAACATAGGAATCACTTTGTAATATATTGAGAACATGAGCGATAAACCACTCGCCAGTAAATTTAAGTGTAAGAAAGAATAGTTAATAGCTTTCGCGTCTTTATATTTATAAACGTGATGAATTTCGGGTATAAACATGAGTACTATGAAGATAGATCCTAATAGACCACATGCGTCGATGATATTCATACTTACATATAAAGGTCTTCATTTTTTTAAGCACCTCTTTCGAGCTTCTCGATACGCCCGGTCAGGTTTACGAGAAGTGTATTATAGTGCGTTTGTCGGTTTTCAAGGATGGCCACCTTATTCTTGAGTCGATTATTTTCGTTTTGTAATTCGTGGGTATTAGTTTCGATGCGAGCCTCTAACGCGTCATTGCGTGCACGCTCAGCTTGGAGTTGTCGATCTACTTCTTGGAGAGCTGCGGTCGCTATGGTCCATATGGCATCTTTCTTGACGAATATGAAATCATCAATCTTTTGTCCATAGACAAATATTTGGTTTCCAGATACAATGTTCCCGTCGTCATCGACAGAACCCGTCCACGCATCGAGACCCGTATTCACCCGTATGGTGTTATCGTCGATAATTTCAGTGATTCGTACTTCGTGTTCTTCGTCGTTACTACTTATGACCTTGAGTATTTTACTGTCTTCTAATTCAGATGTGTTAAATTCCGAAAAGGTAATCACGTTAGAATCCGTCACGTTCGCCAGTTGATAAATATTTGGTACATAGTCGGTTCTCAATTGTGTCGCATACGGAAGTGTATCCCGAACTTCTTGAGCGATAAAACCCCATACGGGTTCCGTACCACGTTCGACCGTATCTCTATACTCATACCTTTTGGGTTTCAAAAGACGGAGAGTAGTTAGGGCCGATGAATCGTTCACGTCTATTATATTTTTCTTGATACGTTCGTCTGATGCGGATACAGTACCCGCAGTCGAAATAAAGTATGCTGACGAGATGATATCCCAGCGTCCATAAACACTTCCTCTCACACCACCCGCCGCCGCTGTCAGGGCGACATCGTACCGAAAATACCGACGATTAGCATTTGCTATAGCATCACCATGTCTAGTAGCGACGTGTAATGAACCGCCAATCGAGTCACCGGGGTTCACTCCAATTCCCAAATACCCAGCAACACCCACAGACCCCCTCACATCCAACTGAGCTTCTGGTGCTTTCCCGATCCCGACGGCCGTATCACTGATGACCATGGACCGCCCGGTTCGGCCCAAGTTGTACAATTTCTTGACCTCCGAGGGTTCGAGGACAACCGACCAGACTTTGGGACTTGAAACCATCCCATTGTACCACTGCGTGCCATCATTTCGACCTATTCTATATTCCGGATTCGAAGGTAGAGCTAAAGCATAACTGACGGACATTGTGGTCGGTGTTTGATATTCACCATCCAAATAGAATTTCCACGAACTAGTTGAACTTCCACCATCGTATGTTAATACTACATGATACCATCTATTATCCTCGATAGGTTGAACCCATGTGGCCGATGCCGCACTATCTGTATTCAATGTCCATCGCCCTCCGGGTCCGTTCGTGGTATCCCAATATAAATTTGCATACACTCCTGCTCCGGCTATGTTTGTTCCTACAGTAAATGCAGCTCTCGAAGTTCCATCTACACCGTTGACCCAATAAGACTGTGTATGTGCGTACGCACCGGAAACACCGTTCAGGGTTCCATTTATATAATTAACACTGGAACTTGGGAAACCAGTAAACGCCTTATCCGCTGGGGAATACGAGGCACCGTTGTTAAACGTCCCATGATTCCCCTGCCCCGAAATATCTGATGCGTGATTATTGACAGTGGTATCCAAATCTAGCACCAACTTCTCGGGTCTCGGGGTTTCCGTATCCACGTCGTACCGCGAAACGCGGGGAACATCGAGGGACCTTGTCAACGACAACGAACCCTTATCGAGGGTCGTGGGACCGGGGGTGCCGAAGTAGCGAAGTTCGCCTATAGAAAAACCCTCAAAAGAATTAGTTCCGCCGCCACTCTTGGTTACGATAAGAGCGTAGTATGAATAAGCATTAGTATGGTTCACATTGAAATATACTGTATCTGTACCGGATGTAAATGTCAGTCCCGTGTAACTATAGAGATGATACCACGAATTACCATCATTTGAACCCCACACCTGACCATCCTTTGGAGTTTGTTCACTTAGGTAACCCGCGTTGTTTCTTGGTTGGATGCTAAATTGTTTAAGATAAATTTGATAAGGCATTTTTAATATCACATGGACACCCAGAGGCGTACCAGAAGAAGAACTTAATCTTACAGAGCCACCGTACGACCCGTCCGAAGTACTATACCCCCCTCCACTTGAGGTGGAGTGTTGATAATGTCTACCATTATTATTTGATTTATCGAATGCTTCCCATACAACATTTGTATTTTCATTACTCGCATACGCCTTAAACACCCCATGCCCCGGTATATTGGTATCATAATCACTCATAGGACCCGGAGGATACTCTTGAATCCGCTCATCCCCCGCCAACTCGAGTTGCCCCGAGGGTTCGGTGACCCCCACGCCCAAGTGGCCCTTGTATAGGGTCACTTGGGACTTGGACCCCAAGAAATAGTCTTTTTGGTAGTCGTAGAGTTCCTTCACTTGGTCGGCGTTGAGGGCCTTGGAGTAAAGACGGAAGTTCGCGATGGAGCCGTTAAACGCTTCAGCACTATTTGTGTTCGTACCGAGTGTCAGTTGAGTTCCTGTTAGGTTTGTCGTCGTACCCCCACCATGACCGGATAATCTTGGCTCTTTTCCGTTTATGTATGGTTTGAAATTTGTAGAGTTAAAGACGGCTTCACCATTCGCAACGAGTGTAACGTGATACCATTGGTTTAGTAAAATGGGTTCTTCCGTAATAACCCCATCACCGAAATTACCAAAATTAAACTGATTACTAGGGTTTGTCGTAAGTCCAATCATCTGACCGGTGGTCGAAGTACCTATCGTAGCTATGTAATCATAGTTCCCTACTACAGTGGTTCGTTTCATCCAGAAAGACATCGTGAGCACTGGGGATGTACCACTTAAATTATGCGTCCCTACGATTTTACCATTCGTCGTTCCGTCAAAGACAAATGCCTTATATGTAGAATCAAAAGACACACCTGAACTAGGTGTTCCAGTTTGGTCTCCACCAGCTTTATCAATTACAGAAGCACTTCCCACTGTGGGCATATCAGAGTAATCTTGCCCATCATAGTAGACCTCCAACTGGGTCCCCGTGGTCGCCGGCACGTTGTACACGGTCTTTAGGGTGGTGTCTAGGGAGCCACTGCCTTCTTCGTGGCCGTAGAACTCAAGTTCACCAATACTTATTCCAGATGTATTAGCGGGTGTTCCAGCTGTATCATCTCTATGAGTTGGGACAATGGCAAAGTAATTATAAGATTGGTTAGAATTGACGTGAAATGTGTACCCTATACCCGCGCGTTTATCGGTATCGTATATTGCATCTGTATATCTATGTACCTCAGTCCATACACTCCCATCATTACTTCCATATAATACTGCACGTGTAGGTGAATTGTATTGATCGACTCCGGAAGTTCCCTGTGGATACAAAACGTAATATTTCAATTTTATAGCTTTGGGTAGTTCAACTTGTAAATATTCACCGTTAACCGTATTTGAAGATGAAGATAATTGAGTAGCATTTGTTCCGTTATATTCTCCATCTGTGCCAGTATATTGGATATCGTTGGTTGCCGCCGACCCCGTGTGCCATCCAACAGTCGCGTCTGTTACACCATCAAAAGCATTCCAATCTTGATACGTTGTGTGATCAAACGAAGAGGTTACTTTGTACCCCTTGTACCCAGAAGCCGTAGCCGCATCAGCGGTCAAAGCCACCTCCGGGTACTTCCGCAAGGGTCGATCGTGGGGTCCCGTGTATTCGGCGACCACGTTGGAGTCGGACATGATCGTCGTGACGTTTAGATTCCCCGTGATTGTTGCTTCTTTCGAAGCGAGTAAGTGCTCGGAAACGGTGAGTGTATCCGTCACGGTAGCATTTGCACTCACGGTTAAATCGGTCGAAACGGTGGCGTTTCCAGTCACTACGAGGTCCCGTCCGATCTGGGCGTTCGCAGTCGTCACGAAGCCTGTCGTCACATTCGCAAACTCTAATGTGAGTGACGTGGCGTTTCCCGTGTTGGAAACACTCTGGAGACCGTGTGCGGTCTCTACATTTATTCCACCAATATTCATCGCTTGCGCGTAGACGTTTCCTGAAACCACCCGAAGGTGGGCGTCCCTGACGTTCAAGTACGTATTCAGATTATTGATAGACATCTAATATAACGTAAGAAATGATTTACGTGTTATTAGGTGTGGGACAACTGCTATGCAGTTGGAACGATTGGCCAAATAGGGTTCGCTGGATCTTCCGTGTTCGAAGGAAGATCGCGGAGAGCCTGGCGGTACTCGAGCCATTCCCTTTGTTTTTCGAGAGATGCGTGTGGCCAATCGGGGAGGGCGTACTTATCCGTTTTAGCGAGGAGATCGTCGCGTTCTTTGCGAAGATCCTTGAGGGGTTTAGCCGCTACGAGTTCTTCGTGTTTGGTTGTTATTTCTTCAAGGGTTGGTTTTGGTATGTCGGTTTCGTGCCACTCCAGATCTTCTATTTCCGAACCTCTCAACGTCCATTCACATCCGGAGTAAAATTCTAATAATACTTCATAGATTACCATATACTATTACCCAGCAATTTCTTTTATGATAAATTTCGTGCCACCTGTGTGACCATTGTAGTACGTGGTGGTACCATTAGCCAATTCATACTGTTTATCCGTTATTGGTATGAATTGCTTTAAGTTAACAAACGAACCATTCGTAAAATGAAGATGATGGGACGAGTTTATGGACAAGGTGCCGGTGTTATATCTTCTCACTTGAAATTTAAATCGTATCTTATAATCTGTAGGAATACTGAATGGTAAATAGGAAGTATTATTGTATGCGTAAATTTCTTGGTAATACGACATATAATATCCGGGTGTGAGATAAGGAACCCACGTCTCCGCGGCGACCGAACCGACGGGTACATCTACCATGAAATAAGCTATCAAATACATACCACCCCATGCGGTACCATCGTTACGATACGATACGGAAAGATCTACTTCAACTTCGCTATTCTTTCGCATTTGAATCCATTCAGTCGTATAAACATCCTGTAGACTCCCCGACGATGTACTCATAGAACCATCATAAAAACTTTGTGTGATATTTATTACATTTTTCGGTGCGTAGAGAGGTGCATTTATTTGAACTGGTGTGTCTATCTGGAGTGTTTTTGGAACAACCCGACCCGTGCGACCCATATCGTAGAGGGTCTTGACCTCCGAGGCTGTGAGGGCTGTGTCGTAGAGTTTGAAGTTGGAGATGGAGCCGTCGAAATGGTTAGCACTGTTTACACGTTCACCTATTCTTAATACCGGATTATTTGGAAGGTTTAATACATCACCCGTGTTTACAGATTCAGACGCGGGTGTGATTAAAACCCCATCAAAATATAGGTCACGTCCACCACGGTCATTCAAATGGTTTGAACCAACCGTACCTCCACTGTATGTAAAAGCGACATGGTGCCAAGATCCCAGGTTTACTGTAGGATTGTATCGATAATCGGAACTAAAAAATTGATAATCGATGCTACGCCCCGACGATGCTAATGATACTGTGAGAACAATACATTCTTTCGTTGCTTCGCCGGAAGTGGGTGCGATCGATAATAATGTGCCCCAATGGTCATTATCCTTTTTAAACCACATAGATGCTGTAAACGGTTGATTTCCCTTAAATTCCCTAAAATCTCTACGTTCTATAGGTCCTCCAGCTCCATCAAAGACGAAAGCTTTATCACTCGCATCATACCTCGCCGATTCTAACAACATTCCATCATTCCCCCTCCCCGAGGTGTCCCTGACAGCCCCCTCGAACGTGGGGTTCGACGAGGTATTGTATTCCACAACGAGTCGGTCCCTCCTCGGTGTATCGTCCGCGTCTAGGGGTGGACCTATGCGGGGAACGTCGAGGTTCTTGGTGAGAGTCAATTGGCCATCGTGGAGGACGGATTGACGCTGCTCACGGGTGCCGAAATATTTGAGTTCCATAGCCGTCCATACAGTTTCACCTGTGGTAGATGTCGCGATTAATGCGTATTCGTTATAATAACCATCGTTCGTGAAACTAATTTCAGCGGATAATTGTGGTGCATCTCTCACACCGTATACGGCGTATAAATTTGTGATTTCGTGAACTCGTGTCCAGTCAGAATTTTTATCGTTACGTCCGAGTAAAAATCCATCGTTCAAACCTCTGAAACTACCACCGACATGATACGAAGTTATTTTTAATCTATTAATTTTAACTTTATAGGGAAACTCAAGGGAAATCCATTCACCACCAATTCCACCTAAAGATGCAGAGCCGTTATATGTGGGTGTAGTTCCCGTAGCAGTTCCAGAACTTGTTGCATCATACACAAAACTATCTGGCATCCACCCATCATCAATATTTTCCGAACTTTTATTGAACGCTTTCCACGTTAACCTCGGACTCGTGGTATATTCACTACTCGCACTCACACAAAACTCTCCATGCCCCTCGAAGTATGTTTTGTAATCGGTCATAGCCCTAGGAGGAAACTCCTCCAAGTTGTGGGGTTCATCCAAGACCGCCAACCTTCCTTCGGGTTCGTCCGTCCCTATCCCGAGGCGACCTTTCTGTAAAGTCATCGAGGATTTCACCCGTCCAAACTCATCCTTTTGAGCGTCCCAAATCTCGAGGGCTTGATCCTCCTCTATAAACTTGTCGTAGACCCTAAAGTTGGCCACGCGGTCGATGTTCCCACCACCGATCTGGATGGGGACGCTGTCGACACCTGTACCGTAGAGTTCCCATTCGGGTATGAGCATTATCGTTTGAGTTCCACCGACTGTTGTTCCGATAAGTCTGAAATATTTGTAATAACCTGTATGTGAAATTGTGAGAGTTTGATCTTTTAGGGTACTCGAAAACTGATGAATGAAATTCCAAGTTGAACCATTTGTGCTACCGAGTATCACTCCACTCGTTGGAATTCTATCATTCCATTGTGAATTACCATCCGCATTTCCAAAAACATACTTTGTTGTATTGATGGAATGGGGTAATTCTATTTGTAACCATTCACCGGTCCATGTATTAGAGCTTTCTGTTGTTTGAAAACCACCTTCACCTAATGGTGGAACTTCATTAAGGTATGATGTATTAAATGTACTTCCACTTGTGTATCGTCCATTACCCGAACCCGTCCGTGGACCCGATTCCCATGTATGATTAAGACCGCTGCTGGTTAATACTCCATCAAAACCATGTTCTGGTTCCGTACCGGAATTATAAAATGAACTCGCACTTGCCACATACCCCCTCTGGGCCGGACCCGTCATCGCAATGTGTGGATACTTGAGGACCCTAGTGGGATCGGGAAGACGAACCAAGTCGTTCTCGCGGTGGCCGTAATAGGAAATCTCTCTGATTGTAACAGCTCCGTTGAGGGATGGAACTGTTTTAACTACTAAAATCAAATATTTAAACCCTTTATTTTTATTATTTTCCATGGGAACTACTTGTGGTGTAGCTGTCGTAAAATCGAGATTTGTTGTGACATCTTTAAGCAAATACCATTTTTCATCATCATTACTGCCCAATATAGCTACTTTTCCAGGAACTCTGACATCGTTAAGTTCACAATATATAGAAATGTAATCAACTTGTAATTTATGTGGAAGTTCTATTTTGTTCCAGTGACCTGTGTGTAAAGTGCCAGTCTCATCTATAAACGTGTCAGGATTACCACTCGTGTTATTTTGTGCGAGACCTTCACCAGATGTTTGAAACGAATCAACTGTTTTCGTTCCCCAACAATTCGTTGAATCGGAATCAGTCAATCCGTCATAAGCTCGCCATGGGTCTCTTTCATTATTGGCAGCTGTGTAAAAGTTATTCGTACTCGCCACATACCCACCCTGGCTGTACCCAGTCATCGCGAACGGTGGATAGTCCCCGAAGGTGTCCTCAGCTTGGTCCTCCGAGACCTTACGTCCATCCAAGTAGGTTACTCGGGAACCACCTTCACCTTGGTACGCGTACGTGAGATTGTGCCATGTGTTCGATTGAAGATCCAAGTTCACGGAATCCAACTTTTCCTCCGAGGCAATGGAGAAAACGCACGTGTTAGAAACGTTCGCTTCCAAATTAGAAGAATTGAACCACACGGAGACCGCGTGGGGTTGGTCACCCTCCAAGAATGTATTTGCCTCCACGGAAAGGTTAGATGTGAGCGTTCCGTTAAGAGTCCAGTATTTACCGTCCGTGACGTACGTCGATTGGTTCCCCGAAGGATCGGGACCACCCGAAATCTGGTTCGTCCCTACCCCCGTCGCACCATCGACGAGGACTTGGACCCCTGTCGTTTGGGGGTTATTAAAGCGGGACTTAAAAGTCGTATCGACCGAATGGTCACCCGCGGGTGGGTCCTCTTCGTAGCCGTATAATTTCCACTCAGCAATACTTAATCCATAGTTAGTCCCACCATCTCCAACGACTTGTGTTGTAATTATTGCATAATAGTTATAATAACTTAATGCGTTTATGTCATATTCTGTTCCAGAATTTACAGCACCACTTTCGTCTAAGAAAGAAGCCAACACTACCCAACTCCCATCTATACCAGTATTACTTCCTAATACCTTAAAATCTTCGGGTATTTGAGTAGAGTTTCCACTTCTAGCGTGTAATACAATACTACTTAATTGTATTTTTGACGGTAATTTTATTTGCAACCACTCTCCATTTATGACATCACTTGTATTAGTTGTCAGTGATGACGTACCGGTTGGACTATATGAAAATTCTGACCCACTGTAATTGTGATCGGTGATAGTAAAGTTTGGTAACCAACCGGTGTTGTTAGATATATTGTCATCAAATGCTTTCCATGGTTGATATGGTTCCGAGTGAACACTACTCGCACTCACCGTATACCCCGCTTGGACATAGGTATTCGTCGAGTCATTCCCATCAAATTTCCCCTCATCAAAAACAATCTCCGGATACTTCTTAAGCGTCGCGACCCCGCGTCCGTGCGGACCCGAAACGTCCGTAATCACGTTGGAATTGTGCTGGATACCTTTCGTCTGGATGCGACCCGTCGTCGTATCGACCATGGTATTCGACGTGCCGACGAATGTGACCATGTTCGCGTTCCGGATCTGTAGATTATCGATCGTCTGTTCCAGCGACATATCTATTATGAAGGGAGGTTTTTTTAAACTGGTGGAAACCCGAAGGGTTTCGTCTGTTTGATACGAGTGGCGGAGCCACTCGGGATGTTTTTCTTGCAAAGTGGGTTGCACTTTGGAGGAAAAGAACGAGTGATACATCACTCGGGAGGGACGGGCCAAACGGGATTGACTGGGTCCTCGGTCACAGATGGAAGGTCGCGGAGGGCTTGCATGTACGTCTTCCACTCTTCAGGGACAGGTGCGTCTGTAGATGTCGCTCGAGTGACGACCCAATCACACGCCGAGAGACGCTTGTTGCGTTCGGTGCGGAGTTCTTTCCATGGTTGAGCATCGACGAGTTCTTGGAGTTTTGCCTCAAACTCCTCCTTTGGGGGTTTTTCGTATCCTTCGGGAAACTTTATGGACTCATACGTGTCGAGCCAGGTGAAATTTCTGGTCAGGTCTGGACATAGAACTCTTAAAGTTTCTCGAATGAGAGTTTCTTTTGTGAAGCGGTTCATACTTATACACTAGATATATATTGACCAGAAAATGAATTATAACTGTTCGCCATGTCACCACCATTCAAATCAATTGCAAGTGTGTCACCTTGATTCATGAATCTTAAAAATGTAATAGCTGAATGCGCGTAATTACTACGGCAATATAAGCGTCCGAAAACAGGATCCTCAACACCATTAATTACCAAATATGTATATAAATTGGCATTGTTATCACGTTCTCGTATAGAATAAGAAAAACTATAAACACCAGTCAAAGGAGTTATGAAAGTGCCAGTTGTAGTATCGAAACCACCGCCTTTAGATTCAGTTATAATATCCCAGGGAATTATACCCGCTGCGGCGTTTGTGCTACACCTTACATTAAAATACACTGGACACCCACCGTAGATGTCCCCCTTCACATCCAAAGCCGCTCGAGGCTCCGACGTCCCAATCCCCAACCTTCCAGCCTTTAGGGTCATGGACAAGTCCCCATGTCCGAAATACTCTTTCTGATAGGCGTAGAGTTGGTAGATTTCATCTTGGGACAAAGCTCGGTTGAAGAGACGGAAATTGGCGATGGAACCTTTAAATTCATGAATAATTCCCAACGACGAATGGTTTAACGCACCAATTCGCGAAATAGACGACGTACTTGTGAGATTTAGGTTATCACCAGCACTGCTCCCCACTAGCGAACCACCGAGATGTATACCATCTAAGTATATATCGCGTCCACTTTCTCCGTTTCCATTATACACAAAAGAAGCGTGATGCCACATATTATCCGCTATCTCCTTACCTGTATCGCAAGAATAGTCATTATTTACAAAACCAATAGATAAACTTGTTGCATCACCTTTGATCCAAACTGTGTTGTTGGTCGCGTAATCACCGTTCATATGAAACAGTGTTTCTATACTGTTCCCGGACGACTTAAACCATAAACTCACCGAGAAAATGTAGTTACCAGTTTTTCCCGTGTCCAATGTGATGTAATCATCAGCTTCGTCAAAAGTGAACGCCTTATACTCCGAGTCGAAACCAACACCCCCATTGAGTGTTCCATTAATTTGGTTCCCACTCAGATCCAGTACAGTCCCCCCAGTGCCAGGGTAACTCGAGCTCTCTTTCGCATCATAGTAGACCTCCAACCAATCCGTATTGGGGACGTTGGGGTAGGAGGTGACCTTCACATCCACACCATCGGCGTCGGGATCGTATTCGGGGAGACCGAAGAGTTCCATTTCCGCAAAGTTTAGGACATTACCAGTCGCGTTGGGACCAACCTCGTATGCTACGAGAGCTATATGATTATAATAGTCATTTGTATTGTTTTCAAATGTTCTTGAAACAGTCGTGAGCTCAGGTACCGTAACATTATCAAAATAATGTATAGGATACCAATTTGTTCCGTCCGTGCTACCTAGAAAGACTCCTTTATACGGTGCTCTGTGATGATATTCAGAACCGGAAATGTATCTCGGCGAAAAACTGAACCCCGATAGTTTCATCTTTTCTGTTGTGGGCATTTGAAGTTTAATCCATTCACCTTGGTGCTGGGTTCCGTGAGCATCGGTAATACTCGCAGACCCGGTATACGTGGATCCACTCGAATATGTTATAGCCGAGTGATACCCACGCTCACCAGCGACAATACCGTCGAATGCACGGTACGCCTGTCCAGTTGACGTTCCATCATTTTCAGTAGACGCTTCGGCGGCGTACCCATTATTCAAAGCGTTTTGGGTCATAGCCACCCTCGGATATTTAATAAGCTTTTTAGACCTACTAAACTCAGTGACCACATTGGAGTTCAACTTGATCGCCGCGTTATTGGAAGTGTGGAGCATGTTGATGTCACCTTCGAGGCGGGTATGGCCCACCACGTGTAAATTAGATGTAGGCCCATTAACACCAACACCGACCCCGAGGCTTCCTGTGGTCGTATCGATCACCGTATTCGATGAAGTCCCGACGAAAGTCACCTTATCGACGCTCTTGAAATCGAGCGTGCCTTGGGGTGTCGCAATAGGCATATCTACTATTTGGGGAGGTTTTTTTAAACTGGGAAAAGTCCGGAGGACTATGCAATAGCACGTATTGTTAGTTGGGGTGGGTGTACTACATCTGTACCGGTTCCATCCCACCATTCGTTTATATGAAGTCTACTGACATAATCGGAAACTCCGAATTGTCTCCACGTAACGTCAAATGTATACGAGGTTTTAGATGACAAAAATCTTCCGTCGTGCTGACTTTCGGTCTCGGCATCACATTCGAATATGTATTCATTTATTACCCAGGCTTGGCCGTGGTGGTTTCCATCATTTAAATATTGGGTGGCGTGAGTATACCTAGAAGGATTGATATCTCTCCAAGCGCCGTTATGGTAAACCCGAATTTTAAAATGTGTTATAGCACCGCGACTTGCATCATCCCATTGACACGCAAATTTATAGTAAATTCTCTTTGCACCGGCTGGTTTGTTATACGTTATGTTACTTCCATTAATTTCCGTATGAGTCGCGCTACTAGTTTGAGAAGCCGTTACATTAGTTGGAGTATATGTTCCAGAAAGTACCGTAACCGGTCGACCGTTACAAACAGTAGTTAACTCTTCTATGATTTCACCGGGATTATATTCTCTCGTAATTCGACCATTTACGGCTACATTTCCAGAAACAGTTAACTCTTTCGCCACCTCCACATTCCCCGACGCCACAAGACTTGTCGTAGGGTTCGTAAACTGAATGGTATTAGACGTCACATTTCCGAGAGCCGTCGTATTTTCGAGTGTATGCGTGGTGGCGACTACCTCGACTGTTCCGAGCATTAAAGTCCCACCTACGTTAAGGTTAGACGTGGTAGTCACACCTGTCGTGACATTCGTAAAATTTACCGTCCCGGGAACATCGGACGCTGGAGGCGCAAACTCCATAGCCCCGAGTTTCAACACGTCGGTCATGACGTTCCCTGAAACTTTTAGATGCGCATTATTGATATTGAGAACCGAGTTCTCGTGCGTCACGTAATACGACATATCTATTATGTGTCGAGAGTATTTTCTTGCTTAAAAAAATGCTCGTACATATTCACATGACCACGTGGATAGATAATGTAATAAAACACTCCGAAACTGAATTACATCTTCTAGGCCTCGATCAAACAAACCTAGGTCCGTTGATTCTAGACTTTATCAGGAACCTTCAACAAACACTGGGGAATCAGCCAGCCGCAATGAAATCTATCCTGAAAACAACTGCGGATCTCGTAGACCAGAAACCAATCGCTCCCATAACCGAATCGGATTTTGTAGATGATAAGTGCACGAGATGTTCATACATTTACAAATCCGGGGAAAAATACTATAACGACCGAGCGGTCGTATTTAAAAAGAGTTACGATGACCCGAGTTCGCAATACTTGTACCAAGGTCAACAAAGATCGAAACGGGAGATTACTCTTCCCTATGTTTTACGTGAGGAGATCGTCCTCATCCCATGATCGCGTATCCTCGTTCCACGTGTATGAACCCTCTGGTCTGGTAATAGGGGGTTGCCATGTACACGAATCGTCGAGGGTCCACGAAGGGAAAGGTTGGGGTGTGGAAAAGTTATCTTTATCTGGGTGGTACGTGTACCCAATACCGGCATAGTTTTTGCCTTCTGTGTTTTTGTACGTTTTCACCCACGTTCCATCTAACTCGTACTCACACCAAAGTTTACTCTTCGCGAGAATAACTCGAATAACTTCATTGGTTTGTGTATTTAGTTCTGCAAAGGAAGGCATATTCTATATTTACTGCAGATATCTTATTATGACGATTCCTGAGCCACCGTCACCGCCACTGTGTTGATAAGCGCCACCACCGCCACCTCCACCTGTATTCTCTGTACCAGCATCACCGTTTGTTGCGGTTTGTGTGGTTAGTGCATCTCCACCGTCACCACCTCCACCCGAACCACCCGTTCCACCATAAATGTTGTTGGCCCAGCCGCTAACTATCCCACCCCCGCCACCACCACCTGCATAATACGTAGCATTGCCACTTATAGAGGATTGAATTCCAATCCCTCCATTCAAACCAAGTGAAATACTGGTAGAAGATGTATAACTCTCTCCAACTGCACCCGCACCACCACCCCCTCCTCCTTTATACACAGCTCCACTAGTACCATTACCCCCCTGTCCACCATTATAACCCTGTCTCGGTGGACCAGACGTGCCAGTGCCACCAACACCACCTGCACCAACGTTACCACCACCACCACCGCCGGAACCACCGGAACCACCCGGTGTAGTATCGCTACTACTGCTGGTCGCACCTTTACCACCACCGGCAGCTATGACCTGTGTTGGAAAACTAATAGATGAATCGGCGCCGTTAGTCCCCGAAGAGTACGCTGGAGCAATACCACCTGTGCCACCTTCACCAACTGTGACAGTATAGTTACCAGGCGGTATTTGTATTGTACCGGTCAACAGACCACCCGCACCCCCACCACCCATACCACCACCACCGCTTCCTGTACCACCCCCTCCCCCACCGGCAACCACGAGGTATTCAACTTCACCACCAGAAAGTACCGTAAATGTTCCTGAAACACTTGTAAATGTATGAATTGTGTATCCACCTACACTTGTTACAGTACCACCTATAGCATTGACACCACCTACGGTAAGCCAATTCGACCCATCAAATGTTTGAAGTTTGCTTATCGTTGTATTAAACCTAATCATCCCCGTCGCACCCGTAGGTTGTTGCGCAGTCGTACCGGATGGAACGGTTAAAGCACCCGTTTCAGAAGTTCCTACAAATCCACTCACAGTCAAATTAGAAGAGACCGTCGCATTCCCACTCACAGTTAACTCACCACCCACCTCTACATTCCCCGTAGTCACAATCCCCGTCGTCGCGTTCGAAAACTCAACAGTTAAAGGTGTCGTATTACCCATAGCCGTCACAGCCTCGAGATCATGGCGTGCGACCACGTTTACTGTACCCATGGTTAATACACCACCAACGGAGATGCTGTTAGAGATATAGGCGTTTCCGGTGATGTATAAATTAGAACTGGGATGGTCCGTACCCGTGACTCCGATTCCTAGACTCGTCGTTGTCGTGTCGAACATGATATTCGAAGTTTCGCCGACGAACGTTGCCCTATTCGTCCCCTGAAACTTAAGATGACCGTTCGTGGACATATCTATTATGTGTCGAGAGTATTTTTAGCCACAATGGTACGTGCATCCCACGAAGGCTGCGATGTGCACAGCATTCGCCTCGTCTGTCTCCACACCTGAAGCATCGAGGTACCTGATTTTGTACACCCTTTCCGTTTCCGTGGGATGTTCCTCCCATTGAAGTTGTCCATGTTCGTCGAGAATATTCATTCCATCATCACCCTTCTTGATTCGTAAAACCGGTTGAATCACTGGGTTGAAATCACAATCCATCGTAATCTTGGCGACTGTGTAGTTGTGAAGTACGTCGTCCTCTTGTTTCTGACCGTAGCCCGCCACGTTAGAGGTTGTGATGTAGTCACCAGACTCCAGGGATCCTCCGGTATTCACGACCCAAATGGCACCCTCACCGACGGAGTTCACTATGGCACGGTTATCACCTAGGGTTTTGGGGATGTATGATATCACACCACCATTAGTAGTTTCTACGCGGTAGACTGTATTTGCTTCTTCTGTTGAGGAAACAACACCGAAACACGCCTTATCTTGAGCCACATTCGAAAGAGACACAATCGGAAGAGATTCATCTATCGTGATTGCACTTTTACCCGTATCGAGACTACCATTGAGTTTCACATATTGGTTCTTTTTAGCTGAAACGATGAGACCCGTTTCCATAGGCTCTTCGGGAACACATTTGTGTTGTCCCGTGAAGGAAGGCACTAAGGAACCCTGAGACCTGATTTGGCCACGGACGTCCAGTGTGTACGTGGGAGCCTCTCCATCCCCGAGGCCGATTCCAACCCGAGTCTTCGAGAAGTTCACCACGTGGTGGCCCTCGTCGCACCGACCCATATCGTAGAGGGTCTTGACCTCTTGGGCTGTGAGGGCGGTGTCGTAGAGTTTAATAGTAGATAAAGAAGAAGAAGAATCTGCACTAGAACTATGTAGAGAACCTAAACGTACACTCGTATGCGTTCCAGGTCCCCAATCAAGATAATATGCGGCGTTCGTGGGGTTACTACCAAGTGTATCATATGTGTTACTATACTGTATTCCGTCAATGTAAAAATCGACGTCTCTATTGGCGGCTGTCGTCGCACTCGTTGATTTTACAACTATCGCGACGTGATACCATGTCCCAGGGGATGGAAGTACTTTATCGACCGTAAACTTTCCACTAGAATGATATACATGCGCCAAAGCCCCGTCATTGGTGAGTGCAACCCCCGACCACTTATTTTGAGCCGTTTCACTTCCCCAAACCACCAGATAATGTTCTCCGGTATCATCATGATCTCCACTTGATGGTTTCACCCAGAACGAGAATGAATGTTGTGGCGTCCCTCGTGCAATAATAGTTTTACCACTTTCGACGTAATCATCCGTGCCATCTGAAAGTGTAATTGCTTTATTCGTAACATCATACGACGATGCACCGTAGAACACCCCATCATTCCCCCTCCCACTCGTGTCCCTCACAGCCCCCTCGAACGTGGGGTTGGTCGAGGTATTGTATTCCACGACGAGTCGGTCCCGACGGGGTGTATCGTCCGCGTCGAGAGCCGGCCCAATTCGGGGAACGGTTAACGATTTCGTGAGGGTCAGTTGGCCATCGTGGAAGACGGATTGTTTCGGGGGTAATTGTTCGCGAATACCATAGAGTTCCCATTCACCCAAATCCACCCTGACTGCATCACTATTATTTTCGAGTGCTTTGACAACTAACCTAAAATAACTGTACAGGGTTGTGTTATCTATAGTTATCGAACGTTTAACACGGTTAACATCTGTAGTTGTCCAAGTATCTAATAAGTTCCACGTTGAGCCATCTGTACTACCCAACACGACCGCGGAATACGGTTGGCGATAAGTAGCTACACTTCTGGCACTGACCTTATGACTTTTTAACGAATATTTAACAGGTGTGTAAAGTTGTAGCCAGTGACCTATGTGTGTATTTGAATTTTCGGTAGTAGATGCCGTTTGTGTTGAATTCCAAGTACCACTTGTATATGGTGATCCACTATTTCTCCAACTGTTACTGTTTCGGTCAATGTCATGGTCAAACGCCCAATACGCTGCAGCCGTACTCCCACCAGCATCGGATGTACTTACCTGAAACATTCCATACCCATCGATATATGTATCATACCCGGATGCGGGTTTAGGTGGGATTCGCTGAAGTCCATACGCATCTGGATCGGGTTCATCGAGGACCGCCAACCTTCCTTCGGGTTCAGTGGTCCCTATGCCTAGGTAACCATTGTGGAGGGTCATCGAGGATTTCGCCCGGCCGAATTCATCCTTTTGGGCATCCCAAATCTCGAGGGCTTGGTCCTCCCCCACGAACTTATCGTAGACCCTAAAGTTGGCCACCTTGTCGATGTTCCCACCACCGATCTGGATGGGGATGGAGTCGACACCTGTACCGTAGAGTTCAATTTCATCTACAATAACCGCATCCCACTCGGTACCTCCCGTAATAGTCGCCGTTACCTGGAACACTATATACTTATAGGCTGTAGTTGCATTTATATTCACGGCTATAGGTGTACCTGCAGCCGTTGTTGTTGTGCGTGTAAAGGTCCCAATTCTATCAAATGAGCTATCATCGTTTGAACCATATATATAACCAGATTTTGGTTGCCTGTGATAACCAGACGACGGATCTCTTACATAAAAATTTAAATACGACAACACTATCTTGTGAGGCATTTGGAGTTTTATCCATGCACCATTTTCTGAACCTACACCGACAATCCCAGACAGAAAGTCGTCCCCGTTTCCATTGTCAGCGATACCATTAGTATCGTAGCCGTCCGCCCCGGAAATCCATGCACCGGCATTTGTATAACTACCGTCAAACACTCTGTATTCAAGAACGGTGTTATTGTATTCACTACTCACACTCACCACATACCCCCTCTGAGCCGGACCCGTCATCGCAATGTGCGGATACTTGAGCACCCTAGTAGGATCGGGAAGGCGGACCAGGTCATTCTCGCGGTGGCCGTAGAGTTTTAATTGTTGGAGACCCAACCGCCCATTTCCATCTCCGACAGTTTCAGTGACAACGAGTCCTATATATTTATATGCTTTAGTGGAATTCAACGTATAATATGATGTACCGTCATCTTGTGGAGCTTCATTTGAAAATGAAGGTCCAATTTGTTCCCAGTTTGTATCATCGTTCGAACCATAAAACTTAAAATTTTTAGGAGCTTGTGACACATAACCTGTTCTAGCATCTATATTCACGTGTGATATTTTCAATTTATATGGCACAGCCAATTTTATCCAATGCCCATTATCTGTTCCCGAGCCTCCTGAGTTTGTTCCTAAATTATATGTGGACCCGGATGTATATACACCACCCGGAAATGCGGATGTCGATGAAACATAAAAATCCGAATCACCCGCAAAAATTCTCCATAGCGGCCAAGTCGCATTTTCATCACTCGCACTCACAACATACCCACCTTGGGAGTACCCCGTCATCGCGAAGGGTGGGTACTCCCCGAAGGTATCTTCGGCTTGGTCCTCGGCCACCTTACGTCCATCGAGGTAGGTGACTCGGGAGCCACCTTCACCTTGGTAGGAGTATGTGAGATTGTGCCACGTGTTCGATTGGAGATCCAAGTTGACGGAATCCAACTTCTCCTCCGAGGCAATGGAGAAAACGCACGTATTCGAGACATTGGCCTCCAAGTTGGAAGAATTGAACCATACGGAGACTGAGTGAGGAGCATCACCTTCGAGGAATGTATTGGCCTCGACGGTCACATTGGACGTGAGGGCACCCGTGAGTTCCCAATACTTCCCAGTATCATTGTGTGTCGCGGCGGTTCCGGTGGGTGTGGGACCCGTGACTTGGTTCGTAAAGTCAGTGGACAACTTGGCATCAACGTACACGTTTGCACCGGTGGTTTGTGGTGTGTTCATCACGGACGTGAAAGTGGTGTCGAGGGACGAATCACCAGCGGGTGGGTCTTCTTCGTAGCCGTAGAGTTTAATGTTGTCCGCTCCAGCATATTCATTACCGTTTAGATGTGTGATAACAAGACGTATATACTTATATGCTGTTGTGTTATTTTCAGAATCGGTTGTTATACGGACATCTGTTTCTATAGTTGTAGTTAGTCCTGAGAATATATGAATTGCATCCCAATTTGTTCCGTCATTACTTCCAGCAATTACACCTTGTCTCGGAAATCGATTGGTTAAGCGTGGAAAAAAAGTGACATAACTTAATTTAAGCTTGTGTGGTAACTCAAGTTGTATCCATTCTCCGTTGTATACGGTATCACTCACAGTTGTTAAATATGGTGCTACTGCATTTCCAGGCAAGAAGCCGTAATCACCCGTCGTAGCATACTTTACAGTTGAACCAGACCAATATTGAGTTCCATTCCCAGTAATCTCATCAAACGCTTCCCACGAGTGGTATCCAGAAAACTGACTACTCGCCGTCACCGTATACCCCGCTTGAACGTAGGTATTGGTCGACTCGTTGGCATCGAACTTTCCCTCCGCAAAAGCAATTTCCGGATACTTTTTCAACAACGAAGTCCCCCTCCCGTGAGGCCCCTTATGTTCCACGACCACGTTGGAGTCGACACTCGTGGTCACGTTCGACGTGAAAAGAACGTTTCCATTCACCACGACATTCCCACTTGCGACTAAAGACGTATCTGCATTTTGAAACTCAACGGTTAAAGGTGTCGTATTACCTTCCGCAGTCACGGCTTCGAGGGAATGGTGTGCCGATACGTTTACCGTTCCCATGATAAGTGTTCCACCGAGTTCGAGGTTCGTGCTGACGTACGAGTTACCTAAAACGTGGAGATTCGCATCTGGGTTATCGGTACCCACACCGATCTTTCCTGTGACCGTATCGACCACGGCATTCGAGGTATTGCCAACCCCTTTAAACGTAATTTTGTCTACGTCCGTGAAGACGAGTTGTCCGTTGGTAGACATATCTATTATTTAGGGAGGTTTTTTTAAACTGGGGAAACCCGAAGGGTTTCGTTTGATACGAGGGAAGTCCTGCGGACTTGGAACTCTTTTTTCTTGCAAAGTGGAATGCAGACCACTTTGGAGGAAATTTTTTCAGCCAATATAAAATCCAGAAAAATTGAAACCACCGCCATCGCATATGTATACATTTTGAACCGATCGCGAATACGGTACAACAAACACGTCCGTTTTTAATTCATCTACAACTTCACGAACGAGATTTTGTAATTGATCCGGTTGCATATACTATTAATATACAGTTTTATTTACAAATATTGTACGATATGACCCCAGGCAGAATAAGTTGATATTAACTCTACATTTTCGACGGATCTGGAATAATATACCACAAAATCACTTTTGTTTAGCTGTATATTGATATTTCCATTCATGGTTATCTGTGCATCCACTGGAAACATTTTAGAAGCCTCGTATTCCGTAAAATAATAATCTAATTCTGTATAATTAGCACCCGCATTATCGGCGTATGCTCCTTCTTTATTAACCATGAGTCCAAAACCTATATAATCAGATGCACTATGAATATTTCTTGTATGACCAAGTGCTAAACCGAAATTGTATATACCGTTCGCTGGTGCTGTAAATTTAATGTATTTTCTACCAGCATAGTCATGGAAACTCAAACATTTAGATATATTATATTTCAGTTCTCCCGTTAAGAATATAGGTAAAGGACTAGAATAAAGTGTAGTGTACGTGCCATTTGACGCCCCGAATTGGCGGTTTACATTACTTTTTACAGATACCAAGAAGCCGGGTCGAGATCCCGGTCCAAATGGTTCACCACCGACGTCTAAGAGAGCCTTAGGCTCTGAAGTACCAATTCCCAACCTACCCGCCTTTAGGGTCATGCTCAAGTCCCCGTGGCCGAAGTACTCCTTCTGGTAGGCGTAGAGTTGGTAGATCTCATCGGAGGTTAGAGCCCGGTTGAAGAGGCGGAAGTTCGCGATGGAACCCGAAAATGGTGGATTACTCGAATTGATCTGACCACCTATCGTGAGTGTAGGAGATGTCGGTAAACTCAACGGGCTTGAAACGGAAGCACCATTGTATGCATCAATTACAAGCTCTTTACCATTTAAGTAAATTCTTTTAGCCCCGGGTAAATTATTAGCCCCACCTGAATAAGTTACCACAAAATGCATCCATTCATTATTTGTAATTGGTGGACTTTTCACTTCTACACCAGCATTAAAAAAGTCGTATTTTAAACCATCACCCGCAGCGCTTGTGTTTACACCTAATGCTATCATATTAGTCGAAGATGCACTCCCTATTGTAAAAAATGTGAACACACCCGATCCAGATCTTGAAACTTCATCGGCCTTAACCCATAAAGAAACCGAATGAACGTACTCACCTGTAACTGTAGATGGTAACGTTGTTGTAATGTTACGAGTAGTAGTTCCATCAAAAGTGAACGCCTTATACTCCGAATCGAAACCAACACCCCCATTGAGTGTTCCATTGATTTGGTTCCCACTCAGATCCAGTACAGTCCCCCCGGTGCCCGGGTAACTCGAGCTCTCTTTCGCATCATAGTACACCTCTAACCAATCCGTATTCGGAACGTTGGGGTAGGAGGTCATCTTTATATCCACTCCCGCCGCCTCGGGGTCGTATTCGGGTGTGCCGAATATTTCCCATTCCGGTACATTCGCTAAAGTTTGGTTTGTCCCAACCGAGAGTACAACGAGTCTGAAATAACTGTAGTACTTGGTATGTGAAACAGTTATAGTAGCATTTTTTATAGTATCGTCAAAACTGTGAATCAGTTCCCAACTCGAACCATTTGTACTTCCGAGTATTACACCACTTTGCGGAATTCTAAGATTCCAATCAGAATTAGCATCTGAATTTCCAAAAACGTGTGTTGTTGATTGTATGGAAACTGGTAGTTGTATTTGTACCCACTCACCGGTGTAAGTTGTTGAACCCGCTGTAGTTTGAAAGCCACCTTCACCCAGAGTCGGGTTATCATTGAGGTACGTAGTATTAAAGGTGCTACCCGAACTGTATCTTCCATTTCCATTTTGTGAATTTGGACCAGATTCCCAACCCAAACCGCCGTTTACTACGTCAAAAGCTTGATAAGGCTGGACACCTGTATTGTAATAGCTACTCGCACTCGCCACGTATCCACTATCAGAATTCGCAGACAAAGCCACCCTCGGATACTTAATAAGTTTTTTAGATCGACTGAACTCCGTGACCACATTGGAATTAAGCTGAACCGAAGCGACGTTCGCATCGTGGTTGCACTCAAAATGTAAATTAGACGTATGGCTCGTGTTTCCAGCCCCGATTTCTATGCTCATACTCTGCGTGTCGACGACGATATTCGAGGTCGCCCCGCGGTAGATGGCTTGGTTCATCCCCTGATAATCGAGTATACCGTTCTCGGCCATTTCTATTATGTGTCGAGAGTATTTTTAGCCGCAATGATACGTGCAGCCAACGAAGGCCGCCTTATGAACGGCGTTGGCCTCATCCGTGATGTTTCCATCGGCGTCGAGATACCTGATTTTGTACGCCTTCTCAGTGGCATCGGATGGGTCATCTTCCCACTGGATCTGACCATGTTCATCGAGGACGTTGACGAGTTCTTGGCGAACCTCGAATTCATAACCTTCTTTTTCTGTTTTAAATTTTTCTTCAATAACTCGTTGATAAATCACCCTAGTTTCTTCTTTGTATTCTAATTTAACACCTGGTTCGAGGGTATTGTATTCTTCTAAGGTTATGTCCATGTCTTTATTCGTATATTTAGTTTCGGTGATAGCTCTTATTTTTTCATTAGAAAGGTTCGATGCCAATTTTTCTGTAATATACAAGTATTCATCTTCTGAAATATTTTCATATTCTGTTTTAATCCAATAGTTTATATCTGTTAGCCTTCTTTTGATAATTTGAACGGGTTGAGTTACAGGGTTGAAATCACAATCCATCGTTATTTTTGCGACTGTGTAGTTGTGTAAAAAGTCGTCATCCTGTTTTTGACCATATCCTACCAAATTAGATGTTGTGATATAATCACCAGATTCGAGCGTTCCATTTACATCGGTGACCCAGATCCCACCTTCACCGACTGAGTTAATGTAGAAACGGGTATCACCCTCTTCCTTTTTGAAACGAACACAAAGTCTACCATACCTGTCTTCACGATTTTCGGGATCTTCGGCATTAGATATGACCCCAAAACATTTTTTGTCATTGGCTGTCGTGGACAAAGAGACGACCGGAAGAGCTTCATTTATCGTGATAGCATTTGATCCTGCTTCGATACCACCATCCATTTTAACGTATTTATTTTGATCCGAAGAGACGATGAGACCTTCCAGGTCCCAAGCTTGACTGAAAGGAAAATCCTTAATGAAGGTTCTATGTTGTCCAGTGAAGTTCACCTGACCTCCATTGGAGTCGTAATCAAAATACCCTGCCACATCATCGGTGGCGCTAAGACTACTACCCGTTCCATCATTTACTAAAAATTCTAATCGGGATCGACTATCATTATCACTAAAACCGCGAGCTTTTATCATCGCCATGTAATTATTATAATCTGCTGTCTGGTGATAACTTCCTTGAAAAGATATACCAGGTCCTTCCCCAGAAACTTTATTTCCAGATCTTTCTAACGTGATCCATTTATTGGTATCCATGTTTCTTGATGTAGATTGAGTTCCAGAGCGTTGAATATATAAGCCTCCTCCATCAATTTCTAGCATTTGGTTAACCGGATTCGCCGTCCCGATACCGACGTTTCCACCGTCAGCGTTGAAACAGAGATTTCGATTTGTACTAAAATTTGACGTGTCGTAAGCCGATATATGACCCGCTGTAGACGACACGCCGAATAACACGGTCGAGTTTGTGGATCCATACCGCATCTGACTCACGGCTGAACCAGCTGGACTCGTGGTAATTTCATTTGCGGAAGAAATATGTAATGGTGTAAGGGGATCACTCGTCCCCACCCCAACCCTAGAGTTCACCGTATCCACGAAGAGTTTCGCCGTACCTACCTCAACGTTTCCACTCACAGATAAATTAGAAGAGACTATCGTATTTCCACTCACTGTGAGTTCCTTTGCCACCTCCACATTCCCTGACGCCACAATACTCGTCGTAGGGTTCGTAAACTCTACGGTATGCGTAGTCACGTTCCCCATATCGGTCACGGCTTGTAAGTTGTGACGGGCCGCCACGTTGACGACACCCATGGTCATCACACCCCCGATCGCGAGATTCGATGAAACGTATGCGTTTCCGGTGATGTATAAGTTTGAGCTGGGATTATTCGAACCGGTAACCCCGATTCCTAGACTGGTCGTTCGCGTATCGAATACAATATTCGACGTGTCGCCACGGTACAAAACCCGTTTCGTGCCCTGATACTCGAGTATACCGTCCGTGGACATATCTACTATTGGGGGAGGTTAAAATTTTTACAATTTTACGGTGTCCATCTAAGAATAACTATACCATCACCACCATTGCCACCCAGACCATTACCACCTCCACCTCCACCTCCACCACCTCCTAGACCATCTGTTCCATGATTACCATCACCGGCGGGGGAACCGTCGGTATTACCTCCCGCCCCTCCTCCACCGTTTGTAGTTCCAACACTACCGGCCCCCCATCTACCACCCGAACCACCACCCGCGTACGTCACGGATGTCCCCGTGATCGAACTCGCAAGTCCTATACCCCCGTTTCCGGATACCCCTTGACTCACCGCCTGCCCGGTTGCATTTCCACCCTG